TGCCTGCCAGCTTGATTTCTCTCTTTCTTGCATCGAAGAAATTAACCGGGTCGAAGTTCGCATCATTGAATTTCAGGAACTGGCTGCCGCTCGGTGTGCCAGATGAAATACCAGTGAACTCATTCGCCCAAACTCCTGTCTTGAAAAAGCTCTCTGCGAATAAAATATCAAGGTGAAGCAACTGCTGTTCTGATACAAAACGTACCTTGCTACGTCTTGGGTCGATGGATGCCGGTACTCCTGCACGCTGATAGTTTACGGCTCCAATCTGGTCTACGCCTACGATAATCTGGTCTACAACGCATTTGTAGCTGTTATCAGTGTGTCCCATCTTTGCCGGTGCCACTTTACCGAAAGCCGGCTTTCTCGCAACATTATCTCTTGCAAGGTCGCCTTTCAGAAATTCATAATAAAATCCGGTAGAAAAATCCACCGGACAAATCGGAAAAATACTGGTTGCAACATGGTCTTTCGGGTCGGCAAAATAAGCCATGCTCATGTTTGTTAAATAGCGGTTAGGTTTCCAACCCTTATTTATTCTCGCAAGAATCGCCGCATTTCCGTTTACTTCTCTTGTGTTACCCATCGTTTATAGTCCTCCTCTTTCTTACTCTTTCGGTTTGTAGCCAGCCTTAATAAGCTGAACCTTTACCACGCTACCTGCTTCTGTTGCTGCACTAAGGGCAACTGCTGTAATAAAATTACCTGCCGCCGCTTTTACTGCCTTTCCCTCTGCATTGGTTGTAAGCTCATCTCCAACCGCAACTGCCTCTCCGGCAATCCACTTTCCGATGTCCTTTACCTGGATGTCTACATCATCACCGGCCTTTACTTTCTCATCATTCGTAAACAGTGATAAGCCGATAACATTTGCACCGGCTGTCGGCTTTTCAGCCTTACCATTCTTGATTGCCAGGGCAATTCCCTGTGCGCCCTCAATGTCTTTTCCAGCCTCTAACACGATAGTCGGGCTTTCATTGATGCTTGTGCCAAAATAATCTGCCATGTCTTACTCCTCCTTTTCACATTCTGCTGCAAGTTCCGGGTCATTCTGGAATACT